ATACCGTTGAGCTTGGACTTCTCCGCGTCGGTGAACCGGCTGCTGGCCGCCCCCGCCGCTACCTGAGCAACCGCCGTGCGCGACAGGGTGGCCGAGAGCGTCGCCTTGTCGCTGGCCGACATGGTGCCTGCCAACGAAGATGTGGCCGGTGGAATCGTCGCGTTGGTGCCGGTGGACGACTCGATGACCACGTTGTTCGACGTGCGCTGGATGGATAGGTTGGTCGGCGCTGCCGTGCCCCCTCCGCCGGTGCCCTCGACGTTGAGCAAGGGCGTGATGTTGAGGGCTACGTTTGAGAAGTTGACGGCGCTGGTGGCCGATCCGCTACCGCTCGGCGATGTCGGCGTGAACAGCCTGACGGTGACAGCCGAATTGTCGGCCGTGGTGGTCAAGTAGCCGACCAAGACCTCATCGATACCCGCGTTGGGCACGGTGCGCTGGTAGAAGCCCGATATGCGCCCCACGACGGCGTTGCTGGCGTCGCGTATGTCGCCCTGAAAATTGACGCGGTTGTTGTCCGGGTTGCCGCGCTGCACCAAGCCCGTCAAGTCGAGCAAGTAGGTTCCGGCCTTGGCCACCGCGAACGATGTGGCCGACGCGGTCGCCGTCACCAATTCCGTCGTCGTCTGGCCTGCCGGGAAGACCACTTGCGAGAAGCCCGTCGCCCTCGTGGTCAAGGCTACGGGCGTGTTGCCGATGTTGGTCAGGTTGGCGAACAGCAGCCGCTCCGTCCGCGCTGGCGTCCCGTCGGTGTCGCCTCCCCCGCCCGTCGGCAGATCGCGCACGGCGCTGGCTGGTAGCCTCGCACTGCCCGACAGCCCCGAGAGTGCCGTGACCATCTCCGCGCCGGTCTGGTCTGCCGTGGCCCCCGTCTCGATGCCATTGAGCTTGGACTTGTCGGCTGCGCTCATCACACCGGCCTGCGTGGTGGTCGCTGCCGTTATGACCGCGCTTCTTCCCGTGGACGACCCAACGGTCACGTCGTCGGACGTGCGCGTGACGCTCAGGTTGGTCGTGCCGTCGCCCCCGCCCTCGGGTGCGTCCAGCCATGTCACATCGAAGTCGGTGCCGGACTGCTTGGTCAGTATCTGCCCCGTGCTGCCGCCCGATGGCAACTGACGGCTGACCAATATCTGCGATAGCTTGGACTTCTCGGCGTTGGTGAAGCGCAGTTGCGCCCGTGCGTCGGCGATGGTGGTGGCCTGCGCGGCGGCTATGGCGTTAGCGGATATGCCATTGAGCTTCGTCCTGTCCGCCGATGTCATCACACCGGCCTGCGAGGTGGTGGCCGCCGGTATGGTCGCGTCCGTGCCGGTCGAGGACCGTATCACCACGCTGCTGGCCGCTGGCGACGTGGACAGGTTGGTCGGTGCCGATCCACCTCCGCCGCTGCCGCCGCCGGTGCGCCAGCCGGTGCCCAGCGTCCTGTCGAGCGCCCCGGCCAGCTCCCCGCCGGTGCGCTCGGTATAGATCAGCGTCCCCTCTTGGTTGTTCTCGTCCTGATAGACGATCCTGATCGTCCGCAGCCCCTCGGCGTTGGCCGACACTTCGATGGACTTGAGGAATGCGCCATCCAGATCGGCTACCGTTATGAGCTTGTCGCCCGGGCCGGTCTCCTGGTATGCCTGCCTGATTGGCTGATACTCCGCCTTCTGGCCGGTTCCTGGCGCATATGATTGGGCGTTGACTGCCACGAGGCCATAGGACAAAGCCCAAGCCATCATTAGAAGAGAAAGAAACTGCTGCATGGTACGTTCTCCTTTTGCCTTTTAGGTCTGGATTGAGGCCCCTTACTCCGCGCCGTACGGGACTATTGCTGTCGATGGAAATGGAATATGCCCCCGTCAAGTCGGGCATAACAGGGTTGCTTATCCACAATACCATACCATCCACTTGAAACTAATATACGACTAAGCGAAAGCGGCAAACAATGCGAACAACGCCGTCGCGACCGCCGAAACGATCATCCACGCTATGACCTTGTCGCGCTTGTCCGACTTGTTCTTGAACCTCCGGCTCCTCCTAACCTCTTCCTCGAGCGCCTCCTCGATGAGCTTGTTCCGATCTTTCAACCGGAAATAGTGTTGAACCAACTCTTCGAGCGCTANGGTGTCCATGACGTTGGGGTGCTCCTCCCGGATTAGCNCNAGNGTCCTCTCGCTCACCCGGATTCGCTTGTCTCGTCGACTCATGTTGCGTCTCCTAATCTGATGTTTCTGATTGCTTTTGTGCATTGCACCATCCTGACGCCGTTCAGCGCGGCCTCCCATTCTTCTCCCGTCCATCCGGCTATGACTATTAAAGTCGAGTATATCAATGCTTCTTCGTCAATCGTTAGTTCGCCGTCAATGTCTAATACTTCCGCGATCTTGTTGAGTGCTGCAAGTGCCTCGCTTCGCTTCATTTCTTGCCTCCTTAGTTAAGCCGGGCGAGCAGATGTTCCACTCTATTTTTGGGCCACGCCGCTCTGACGTGTACCCNCGCTCGCCCGGCTAAATCCCCAACGGTGAAAGCCACGGCTGNTTGATCTGGCCCCACTGCTCTGCCATGGCCTCGGCCACCCCTTGGAACGTTACGGCCCTACTGGCCTGCCTTCCCTTTCGCCCGCCCGAGTTCCACCACCGCTCCGTCTTGTCCTGGCACGGCCTGACAACCTTGGTGGGATACAGTGGCGGCAATCCCCGCAACCATAGGTATGTCCGCTTGCAAATTGGCTCTCCGAAGAGAAATGGGTCAATGCGCTGTGTCGGCTTCTTGATCCCATTAATCATCCCTTGCGGATTCTCAACGCATATCCGGTCAATTGGTGCGTGGTAGAGCGCGAAGAAGAACTTGACCGCCTCATGTTGCAATATCGCCCTTTCTGGGTCTGGATCATGGTTCAATGGCGTAGCACAACTCAAGTAGGTGCATGGCGGGAACGCAATCAGCATGTCCCAAAAGTCGGTATTCAAGACCTTCAAGCAGTCGCCTTGTATGTGCGGTCCGTCCGTCGCGGATGGCTTTAGATCGCAACTGACAGCGTCGTGGCCACGCGCCCTAAACGCATCCCTGACGCGCCCTGAGCACTCGCAAGCAACTAAGACCCGCATCGTTCCTATTACCCTTCCCCGAACATGTCTAAGTTTATCCCATCTACATCCAATATGACCTCCCCTTCTACTTCGACCTTAAGCCACGGCGAATCGCAGCACCCGCAACTACCCGCATAGATGCGGATGCCTTTTTCCTTGAGCACCTTCATTGCGCTCTCGATCTGCTGCCTTCCCTTCTTTTCCTTTTCGTCCATCATTCCTCATACCCCCTTATTGATGACGCGATTGGTTACGGCCGTCTCTACGGCCTCCCAGTATGGCTTGAGCTCTTCATCTATGTCTTGCCAAGTGGGTAGCTTGTCGCCGGTGAACTTCGATTCTGGACATACCTCTCTATACGCTTCGTATGCTACTTGGCCGGGTTCTTTCAGATATATCAGCTTCATGGCCGATCTCCTTTCGGTTAAATGCGTCCTTCTATCTTGTCCAGCACGATCTGGTGGTTCACCCCCACGAGGTTACAATGGAGCTTGCACCAATTGCTCCTCAAATACAGCTCTGTTGCCTTGTCTCCGCTCCTTTCAAATTCCCGTATGGCCCCGGCTACTATGTCCGCAGCAAGGTGCTCTATCCCCTGATCTACTGACGCGGATCTCACGTCATATTTCTTGCGCGGTCCCGTCACCCTTTTCTCGTCAACTTTCAACATTCGCCTCTGCTTCTGCTCGCCGCTGGTTGCTATGGCGAATTGGTCGACCTTCGGTTGCCTGTTATTGTACGTTGCCATTGGCCTCCTCTTCTTTCAGTTTGCATCGCCACGCGCCACGCCCCGCCGCTATCAACCCAAGCCCCGGAGCCTTGCGCCTCATCTTGTTGGCTGCGTTCCTTTTCTCCTTCTCGTCGGTCGCGTCCTCCCCTTTCCATACCAGATAATCCCATACGAGCATAGCGGTTGTCTCGGTGTTGCCGTCTTGTAGGTCTATCTCAAGTCGCTCCTCGGCCCATTCCTCCCAGTCGCCGCCGGTGGTGGCCCGGCTGGCATCCTGTGCCATTGCTGGCGGCTCTAATGGGTCGTCTTTGACCTCCTGCCACAACTCCCACAAGTGCGTCCATATCTGTGGCCTGAGTTCCCTTAGCTTGGCCGGTAACTCGGTGTCCACCACGGCTGGCTTTCCGGTGAATGGCAGCGTCAACAGCCTCCTTTCCATGCCCGGGTCTGACATGCTAAGCTGCTTGTTGGTGGAGTAGATCAGGTGTCCGCGATAGACGAATGAAATCTGGTGGCCGCCCTTCGGCGCAGCGGCAATCTGGTCGTGGCCGGTTATCGCCTTGGCCGTGTGCGCTGGCAAGCCTCTGTTGGTCTCTGGAAGGATGGCCACCCTGGCACCGGCCAACGGCATCAACGCCCAGGTTGCTTCCTCCCACGCCAGTCGCTCGTTTAGCGTCGCCAAGTGCTGGCTCCCCATCATGTCGCCAAGCAGACCCATCAGCACGCCCTTGCCGCTGCCTGGGACGCCCTGCCAGACGATTAGACGCTGGTGGCGGTTGTGCTCGAACAGGATGTATGTCAACAGTCGCTCGGCCCAATGGACCATCTCGCTGGACTGGAACGCGCTGTATAGGAACTGGCCGAATAGCTCCGGCCTGCCGTCCGCGTTGGGGTCTGGATCGTAGTCGAGCTTCTCGGTGAAGTAGTGGCCGCGCTCGTAGTCCATCATGTCGCCGGTGTCCACGTCCATGACCTCGGAAGCGAACGGCCACAACCTACGAGGCGCTGCCGGTGCTGGCCCTCGCAAATTGAGAATCCCCAAGATGCAGCTTGGAACCATCTTTCTAATCCCGCTGGTTGGCTCCAAGTTGATGGGCTCGGTGTATTCCGGGTAACAGGCCACCTCCCCTACCGACTCCCGCGACAACTTCGTCCATAGCCCCGCATTGCGCTCGTAGTGGGCTGTCTGGCCGTCCATCGTCGTCCAGTTGCCGGAGCCGCAGCACACGACGGCAAGCTCGTGGGGCGAGTCGGGGCGCTTGTCCTCGCTGGGCCTGCCAGCCCTCTTCCTTGGCCCCCCGCGCCCCTGCATCACGGGCGCTTCCTCGATGAGCTTGGCCAACGCGCTGGCCCGGTGCTTCGGTTGGTGTGATGCGAGCACGTCGTCTATACCGGCGGTCTCGTCGCCTTCGAGCACCGGCACTTTGACCACGTGCACCGCCGCGCCCTGCTCGCGCAACCTTTGGCTGAATGCCTTTTCCGCTCGCTTGACGTTCCCGTTCGTCTCGGCGTCTGCGTCAAAGATGATGTAGGTGTCGCGGCCCTTCCACGGTACTCGCTCTAACGCGCCTTGTAATCGCCCGTAGCGCGTTCCCTGCTCTGCCCATGTCGAACAGCCGGTGATACCGATGACGCAAGCGTCCGGCCAACACATCCGCACCGCGTCCGCCTTCACGAGACCTTCGACGATTGCGACCGGCCCGTCGCCTTCGAGCACCTCGCTGTCTGGTAGGTCGATGATGGGCGCAAGTCCAGATTCGCAGACGAATTTAGCTGTCTTGCCGTTGCTGTGCGGTGGCGAATCCGGTCTGAGCTGGTACCTGTCGCCGGACTGAATCAACAGCCCCGCCCGTTTGTTGTGCGGCGCGAAGTTGGCGAGACGTGTGTCGCTGCCCTCTACGGACCGGAACCGGCCCGGAAACTGGTCTGGATCAACGGCGCGGCGCTCTAAATACTCTCGGTGTTGGGATGTCAGCATTGTAATAGCTCCATTTGGTGGGCCTACCAACCTACTTGCGCCGCTTGCGTCGGTCAATTTCTCTGGCCCGTTTGGCCACCCGCTCGCATAGCCGGTCCACGTGCTCTCCTCCTATGGCCCTCTGCTCAAAGGCGTTGTCTATGCTTACTACTATATCCTCCAGCCGCTCCCAACTGGCCGCTTTGTCTATCTCTGAACGGTATTTGCGGACGATGCTGCTCTTTGCTTTGAACTTCCTCTTTGCCATTTCCTCGCCTCCTTTCACAGTGGCATGCTAACCCACAAAAGTTTCTCCTTGGCCCTCGTCGCTGCGGTGTAGGCCCACTTCCTATGCTCCTCCCTCGACGGCCTCAACCACTTGCCGTTCTCATCCGGCTGCCACGGCGCGGCCTGCTCGTACACGGCCACGTTATCGAACTCGCTGCCCTGCGCCTTGTGAACACTCATCGCCATGCCATAATCAAAACCGTACCAACCTCTCGGGGAGAATCCATAATCCCGTCCCTCGTCGAGCTGGTATGTTCGCAGGAACTCCCCGGCGGCCACGTGCGCTGTGAATACTGTCTCCTCGCCCTCAACCCGCGCTGCCAGCCGCACGAACTGGTAGCCACGCGCATCGCCGACCATCTGTGTGCTCTCGACGAATACGATGGTTCCCTTGACCACCCGGTTCAACGGCGAATCCCATGCTACCGCCTCGCCCTCGATTGGGTCAATGGCCTGTTCCTCTTCGAGCGCCCTACGAGAGGGCGCGGTTACGCACACCAAACGCTCCCCGTCCGCCGGTAGCCATTTAGGCTCCCCTTCGTCCCATCCCCTGAGCTGGCGCAAGCCTCTGTTGATGGTGCGCCTGGTGTCGTTGCGCCGCGACAAGACCACGCCGGAGAACTGAGGGCCAATGATCTCGTCTAACTGCCGCAACAGCCCCTTGGTGATGCCCGACTTGGGCCGCCGCGTGATGCGTAGCTGCTCGTCCGCTTCCCCCTTGTCGGCGAAGCGTACCAACTTGAGCGCGGTCTTCTGCTTGCGTATCCACGTGGCAAACCGCAGTATCCGGCTGCCCTCGGCCTGCCTCATCACCTCGTCCAGTCGCGCCGTTGGCTCGCCCGTCATGGCCGGTACGATACCCTTGCCGCGCTCTTGGTCCGAGATGACCGGCTCAAGCTGGTGGTCGTCGCCGACAAGCAATATCGGGATGGTCGCAAACTTCGCTTCGACGTGCTCGACCATCTCGTTTGTTACCATGCTCGCCTCGTCTATGACGATATGGCTGACTGTCTCTTCGTCTTTCTCGCTCGCGCCCTCGAAGATTATCTCGTTGTCGCGCTCCGCTTGTCTCAACATCCTGACGAGCTTCTGGCGAACTATCTTGTCCGGCGCGTCAAGGTCAATCCCCACCAGTCCCTTGAGCACTTCGGCGCGTGCCTTCTTCTCCTCGGTCGCCTTCCCGATGCCCTCGGCCAATACCTCCAAGTCTTCGGCCTGCCGGACAAGGGCCCTGAGTAGCTTTATCTCCTGTTCGTGCGTCTCGCGCTTGACCCTCATGCAAGCGGAGTGAATGGTGGATACGCGCGCACCTTGTTGTAGCTTGGAGCGCAGCACGAGCGCTGCGCGGTTGGTGGGTGCAAGGAACAGTACCTTGGGCCACCGGCCTGCCAAGATGCCCATGCACGTCGTCTTGCCGGTTCCTGCTGCGCCGGCCAGTGTCACCGGGCTTTCGTTGCCGTAGTCGATGGCTTCGATGATGGTGTCCATCTGCTCTTGCTGGTGCTTCGTTAGTTCTACCATCACTCTTTCCCTTTCCTGAAAAGTGCGGGCCGGGCGACAGGTCTCTCCTGCCTACCCGGCCCAGGCAAGAGCACAGGTGGACCCTCGCCAGTTCGTTGGTGCTTGCTTGCTTGCTTCAATGAGGCCGGGGCGTTTCCACCCCGGAAAGAAAATGCAGCCAGAACGACCCATCTGCGGTGCCCGTCGCTTCAATGAGGCCGGGGCGATGACTGGCGGACTAGACGAAGCCACCGCCCCGGATGTCGAGCCACCGCCCCTTAGAACGGCAACTCGTCTTGGTCTTCCTGCTCGTCCTTCTTCGCCTTGGCTTCCTCCTCCTCCTCGTCTTCGATCTTCACTTCATCCCAGTCGAGCGCGACAACTTCAATGTTTTCGTACTCTCCGTCTTCTTCTACTATCACGCCGATTCGACCGGGCATCAACCAGTCCTCCGACAACTCGACTATGCTGTCGATCTTCTTGCCCTTGATCTCGTGGCCCTCCTTGGCCATCTCCTCCTTGAACTTCCGCCACCGCTTGCGTGCGAACTCGTTGGGATGTTCCGGCGTGTAGTACACCGATACCGGGAACTCGCGCTCTTTGACCGAGTAGTCAACGCGGATGCTGACGTTGCCGGCCTTCGACAAGTGGCTCTCCACGTCCATGTAGTGAACGACCCACCAGTCTTCGGGGACTCGCGCCTTGATGGGACTCGGGTTCTTCGTCCTTTTACGTGCCATGTTGCTGCTCCTTCTCGATTAATGCCCCCCATACCCGCCAAGCCATTCGGCTCGACGGGATGGCCAACGACTGGCCGGTGGGCGATTGAATGAATCTCTCCGTGCCGGACTTCCACAGCTTCCAGCCGGAGGTTGTCCATGACAGCTTAGTCCAAATTGTCATTGTACTGCTCGACTATTCTTGTCGCTTCTAATGACGCTTCCGCTTGAGAATCGTATCGCTTCCCCGATTCCCTCACTTGCGTTCCTCCGTACGTGATTGAGTATCCCCATTGCTGGCGTCCGTTCTTGTCGGCGTCTCTGAATACGCTGTAATAGTATTTCATTCGTCTTCCTCGTCGTCTTCCTTGACGATGCCGAACGCCTCGCACTCGGGGTCACTGGACTGGTAGCCGCCATTGCTCTCGCACTCAATCCAGCACCGGGTGACGTAGAACGGATCAACTCCTCTGTTGTATCCGCACCCGTCGCTGTCTTCTACTATCCAACTCGGCGCGAACTCCTCGCCGGCCGAATGCGGGACGCGGGTAATGGTGCATTCGGTTGAGCCCTCGGGGAGTGCCGATAGGGCCAGTAGTGCCGTTACTATGATGCCATATGCTGCTTTCATTACTCACCTTCCTTCTGGTTGATGTGCTCCCCCGACCTAGTGCCGGGGGAGACACTACTTTTCTGCTCTACTTATTACCTCCCTTCGCTTGACAGTGAACACATTTTCTATCTTTCTGCGGAACGTCTCCGCGCCAACGGTCATAGACGTGTTTGCATTCGGGGCACTTCCACAACGACTTTTTGCGCCTGCTATTCAACGTTGTCTCTCCTTGGGTTGCTGATGCTGTTGCTGATGCCGCTGCCGCTGCCGTATCCGTCTCCCCACCCGTTGCCTTCTCCGTAGCCGTCTCCCTTGCCGTCGCCTTCTCCTGCGCCTTTACCCCAACCGGCTCCGTGACCGTCTCCTGCGCCACTGGCATAGCCGTCACCGCGCCCGTTGCCTGCGCCTATCCCGTTGCCGCATCCGTTGCCGCATCCGTTGCCGCATCCGTCGCCGTATCCGCTGCCCCAACCGCTGCCGTCTCCATAGCCGTTACCCCAACCGCTCCCGTTGCCCTCGCCGTCGCCGTCGCCGTTTAGCATTGCTTCTCTGCGCTCGGAACCTTCCATTGTCGCTTACCTTTCTGTTGATTCCGCAGCCGTCGCTGTCTTCTACGATCCAGCTTGGCGCGAACTCCTCGCCGGCCGAATGCGGGACGCGGGTAATGGTGCATTCGGTTTATCCCTCGGGGAGTTCCGATAGGGCCAGTAGTGCCGTTACTATGATGCCATATGCTGCGTTCATTACTCACCTTCCTTTCCGTTGTCTGTGTGTCCGTTGCCCTCTCCCAGCATCAGCGGCGTCTCGTCGTCAAACAAGAGGATCTGCGCGTTGTTCTTGTCGCCCCATGCTGGTAACAAACCGGGCTTGGCTTTGTCGAGCTGGGCCAGCTTGTCGTTGTGCTGGTCGCATAGGCCATGTTGACCGATCTGCCCGGTTTTCCTACGATTGGTGCGGAAGGGCATCTTGCACTCGGGTATCGAGCAGATGGCGTACTTGCCTTTGCTGATTGCGTCACCAAAGGCGTTGTGCTCATTGCAGCATGTGGTTGAGCAGAAGATGCGCCGTCCGCTGACGGTGTTGGTGCAACCCGTGTTGGCGCACGTGCGTTGATTGATGGCGATTCCTCGTAGTGCCATGTTAGGCTCCTTCTGGAAACATGGGCATGGTCTCCTCTACGTCGGTCGCAGGGGTGTCGTTGCCCTTGAGTCGATACACGGTGGCCACGGCCTCGTATTGGGCTTGGTCGTGGCCCCGTGCTCCTTCATTCTTGAACTGGTCGCGCGTTACTCTCAAGATTCCACCCAGTGCCGGTACCTCCTTGCCGCGCTGGATGACTAAGACGTGGTTGTTGATGCTCTCGCGTCGCTCTTCGTTGTGCTCTACTTTGGTCTTGCGCTGGCCGCCGTCGAGTTCGTTCTTGCGCTTTGCTCGCCTGTCGCGTAGGCCGGATACGGTCATCGGTCTCGCGGTCTCGTCGCTCAGGTTCTCGGTCTTGACCTCCTCCCATTCGACGTCGGTTAGGTCTTTGCCGTGCTCGTCGCGAAAGGCTGCTCGCATCTGTGGCGTGGGCTTCTCGTCCGGCTCGGATTCTTCGACTTGAATGTTAGGACTAGTCGAAGAATTTCCATGATTGATCTCTCTGGCCTTCTTCGCGCTCTCCTTCTTCGGCATGGGCGGATTCTGCAACACCAGCACCCGCTTGCAATCCAAGATCATGGTCGCGCATTCCTTTTCCAGCTTGGGCAACTTGAGCTTCCGCGCCAGTGCCTTGATGCCTTCCAAGGTGGCCTCGGCTTGAACGCGCTCGGCTGCGCCCATCGTCACCGAGATGAGACCGCGCAGTGCGTCCACCTTGATGAGCATGTTTTCCTCGGCGGATAGGTGGCCGTTCTGGTTGACCGCCAGCTCAAAGGTGCGCGGGTCCATCGCCTGCTTGTTGAACTCGTCGGCCTGGATCTGCTGAATCTCTTCCTTGGTCGCTGGACGGGTCTGCACTACTTCGACCTCGGACGGATCGACGACGATTACGTCCTGCTGTTTCTCCTTCATCACTCACCTCCTTTCTGGCAATTGACGCACTGCCGGTTCTCTTGGGGGACATCCCCGCGCCACCTGTCATACACGTTCCCGCACCCTTGGCACTTCCATAGCGACTTCCTTGGCCGGTATGGTCTGCGCCAGCTTGTGCGCTTGTGGTTCAATGTTGCTCGTGACATCGTGCTTCCTCCGTTGGTTGGTGGTGGTTAGTCTCCGCTACCGTCATCCCTCCCGCTCCCGCTACCGTCTCCCCAACCTCCTCCGTCGCTCTCGCCGTTGCCAAATCCCGAACCGCTACCGCTACCGCTACCGTCATCGCTCCCGCTACCGTCTCCCCAACCTCCTCCGTTGCCCTCGCCGTTGCCAAATCCCGAACCGAATCCCGAACCGAATCCGCTACCGTCTCCCCATCCCCTTCCGCTGCCGTTGCCATCTCCCTTGCTATAGCCGTCGCCGCGCCTTACTGGATCAACCATTTTACTCCTGCTCTTCCTCGTGCGAGTTGGGAGCATTGGCGATTGACTGCGCCGCCTCGTGGGTGCAAGCGATTATCTCGCACGTCTCGGTCAAGATGATGTCGCACGGGGAGCCGACTATGCTCTTTTCGTGGTTGAGACCGTAGTTGGCCACGCCGCTTAGTAGTCCGCCACGCGCCTGATGCCAACGCCACAGCCGGCGCGACTCCTTCAACTCCGCCGTCCGCCCACTCCACGCGACCAACTCACCGGCATGGACGCCAGCGTCGCGGCAACGAACCACCACGTATGAACCGATGGGGATTCTGGTGGCTATGGTTGGCCGCTCCCGTTCGGCTTGGCCCTCGTCGTCCGAGCTTAGCAGCCGGTCAAGCACTGCCATTAGGATTCTTTCCTTCTGACTTTCCATCTCACTTCTCCTTCGTTTGGTGGGCTGGATTGCCCTTCTGCTGTTGTCCTACTACGTTGCAAAATCCGTGCCACCTTGTAACTTGTTGTGGCACAATGAACCCCTTCGTCTAAGTGTTACCTAAAGGAAACATCACTGTTACCCAAGTGAACCAAGGTGAAGACTACCGCGCCCAGTGGTGCAAACTCCTGCTCAAAGCGCACTCTGTCCACGCCAAAACCAGCTATCATTTGTCCCTGCAATGGGCTGCCCTTTTCGCCTTCGGGGCGGAGGAACTTGACGCGCTGGCTTGGGAAGCAGATGGCGTTGGCGCTGGCCAATATCTTCTGACCCCACTTGGTCTCGGTGGCATTGTTGGTCAAGGTGATGGCCTGCTCTATGCCAGTTGAGGAGATCAGCTTGTCCACGAACTGGCCGATCAGCTTCGCTTCGTATGGCGGATTCAACCAGACGCGCCCTCCCCACGACAAGAGCAATCCGTCGTCCTCTTTCGTGTAGTAGCTCCCCGCATCTATCCAGCGTTGCGCTACTTCGTTTGAAGCCGGATCAAGGTCTATCCTCCCCATCGTCCTACGCGCCGCCTCGATTATCTCTGGTGGCGTGTACCATTCATTGTTGCCCGAGTTTTTAGCTACATGTGCCATTGAAAGTCTCCTTGGTTGTCTGCCCACGTGTACCACCGCTTTAGGAATCCTCTTAGCCGGTCTATGTTGGTTTCTTCCACTGCCGACCATCTTCCCTTGTAGGCTGTCTGGTATTGAACTGGGTGCGATCCTTGGCTCATGGATGAATGACCATGTATCACTACGACGACGACCTTGTCTGACAACTTCGTCAGTTGCTCAAATAGAATGCGTTGGCCCATTGGCAGCTTCTCTTCCGGTGCTTTCCATTCAACGAACAGGAAGTGCCCGTTGCGCTCGACCAGTCCATCGACGTCCGTCATGCCTATCTTGCCACCAAAGCAGTCATCAAAGTCTTCGAGTCTTGCGACCTTCTTGTCGAAAAAGCAGCCGTCGCTTTGGCAGTTCCATCTCATGCGAGTCTTCATTGTGCTACCTCCTTCTGCTCTGCGAGCCATTCAATGTCGGCCACCAGCGGCTTGATGCTGGCCTTGCTGCCGCGCCGGTTGTAATACTTCACCTTGGCTTGCAAGCTGGCCACGCGCCACGCTGCCGGTCTCTGGTCCTTCGGTGGGGCTTCGTCCATGATCTGCTTGACTCGGTCAATCAACATGGTCACCTGCTCAACGCCCACCTCCGGGTCTGCCATGACTCGACGGGCATCCTTGCGAACGGCTGGCGGGATGGCGGAGCTCAAAAGCAATCGCTCTAGGAAGGTTTCTTGCGCGTTGGTCATGGCCCTACTCCCATGCCTTCGTCTGTCGCTTGGCCTTGCCCGTCGCCTCTACTCGTAGCGCCCTATGCGCCTTCATCATTCGCTTGTATGCGCTGGCCCTCTGCCTCGGCGTGGCGTCGGGGTCGGATTCCAGCCGCTCGAATTCGTGCCGCGCCTCATCGAACCGCGGCCCACTGGCGAAGTCTGAACAGAGTTTCATGTCAGCCCTCCTTAAATACCATAATCCATTCGTTGTGTTCTCTGTCGTACTGCCAACTGTGCAGATAGCATCCGTAGCTTTCCCACTTCTCTATGAGTAACGCGACCTCCTCATCGCCTTCGCATGTTCTTATGACGTAGGTCTTCATCTTCTCAATCCTCCTGCGCGTGTGCGCGGTTATGTGCTGGCCCCCAAACCCTTGGGTAACACTCCGCGTCCCACGAGGGGACGCACTATCACCACAACCACTTCAGCCATTCGGGCTGGTGTACGTGGTCGGGCCGGTTCTTCCATGCCAGCCCGACCAACAACAGCGGCGCGAGCAGGCCGCCGGACGCCACGACGAGGGCCACCAATACCCACCAAGCCACCACCGCCAAGCGGTTCACGACGAACCTCCCGACTCGGCGACCGTCACCACCTTCACGCCCCGCTGCCGCTGCGCCTTCCTCCGCATATCCGCCGTGCCTGCTCCGCCGGGGAACACCACCACCAGCGCTGGCTTCACTTCCCTGAGCAACTCGCTATTGCGCCTTGGCCCCGCCGCTCTACCATACTCCGTCCACTGCGCTGGACGTGCGAACTCCATCACGCCGCGCTCCCTCGCCCACGCTCCCGCCAAGCTATCNGCTCCCCGCGCCGCTCCATGCCCTACGACGTGGATGCACTCCCTCGCATGGATACCGTCCAGCACCCGCCAGACCCGCTCGCTATCGTGATAATCTCTGCCACCGCAAACTATAACTCTCATCTCAAGCCTCCTGAGAAGTGAACTGCTGTTACCCCTATATATGCAAAAACCATGCCAAACTATTGTTCCATGTGAAACAATTAACTTGCCCATAACTCGTTGCAAGACAATTGCTTACAACGTGCAAAACATGCACCCAGCCACGCGGCCACAACCGGCACGCGCACTGATACCCAAAGGGAACAGAAGGTAACACCTAAAGGGGACAACTACACAAGACGGTAGAGACTGCCAGCGCACCCGCCCACTACACACACCAGACTGTGCGCTCTCCAGCACCCAAGCCCAACCACGCCAGACCAACCCGCCACCAACCACCCGCTCCCTATCTGCTGTTTTTACTCCTTAAATAACGATTATCAAGAATGGAAGGCCCGGGGGGTGGGGAGGGGCAAAACGCGACTACTACCTAAGTTCAAATCTAAGACGTCCGAACAAAGAGAAGGGCCGCCCGAAAACGCGCGTCAGCGCGACGAGGGCGGCCCGTGTGCTATCCTATAACTCAAGCTATGGCGTGGCGGCCCTCTTTTTGGCCGCCTAAGCCAAGCTAAACTTACAACCACGCCATCGTGGCGCTGTTCAGGTCTGGATTGAGGCCCCTTACTCCGCGCCGTACGGGACTATTGCTGTCGAGGAAAACGGAGGATGCCCCCGTCGAGTCGGGATGATTCTGCTACCGATCGCGCCATCGTGGCGCTGTCCAGTGATGCCCCACGCTCGTCGGCTCTGGGCCCCGCCTTTGGCCTGAACGACCTCCTCTGGATCTCCCGATTGAGTATCCAACAACCGGCCAATAGCGCATCCAGAGCGGGCTGCTCCCCTTTGCTGCGGTTGATCCTACTAATCCCCTGTTGCGTCGGATGCGTCGCCACGGCTATGGTAGTAGCCTTGGCCAACTCGCGCCCGTGGATCGCGGCCTTGTCCCTCGGCCTGGCATAGTTGCGTCGCTGGAAGGGCGACCACTTCGTCGTCGCATTGCTCATTATGTCCTGAAACTCCACCGCTACCTCGGTCTCCCTGTTGGCGCATCCGCGCTTGGCGGCGCTGGTCGATGCTTCCGCCTCGGGCTTGAACGCCGGCATCAACGTCCGTGCCCTTGGCATGTTGCCTTGGCAGCATATCGCGGCGAACTGGTTGCGAAACCCCTGAGCGAATATATCCTCATACAACCCTATCGGCCCCTCGCCCATGATCCGGTCGAGCACGTTCATGATCTCGGAGCGGTCGTCTATCTCCTGAACGAATGAAGCCTCTATGTTCCATATCTGCCCGGACTCGCCCGTTTTGGCGTTGGACCACTCACCGCCCTGCACCTTCACCTCGACCAACGCGCCCTTGCCGACCAAGGGACTGTTGGCGCGGATGCCCCAACCTCTCATCTGGATGATGTTGGCCGCCTGACACCCGGCCTTGATCTCGTCGTTCGATAGTAGTCTCATCATACCCCCTGTGAGTAGGTGTGTCCCTGCCCCACGAAATGGAACAGGTCCTTTACTTCCGGTTCCTCGCTGTGCATCTCGGCCAATATCTCCTCGACGGTCAAGCCCGATGACTGGGCAACGGCATTCACGTCGATGAGCTTGCCCTTCTCGGAGTCGGTCTTGATGGGCGGGAACTCCCCGAAGCAACGCGCCTGAACCTGGTCGGACTCTAACCCGTGCCGTTCAATCATCTCGTTGATCCATTTTTGGGAGATGCAACCAGGATAGATCGGCCTCTGATGCTGGATGTTGGGATGCTCGCTGGTCTTCCAGTGAATCCTATTGTACTGCTTGTCGGTGAACAAGGCGCGGAAGGGATCGCGCGGCTGGGTGTTGAGCGGGTTGCCCAGCACCACTATCCGCGCCGCCTCGCTGCTTATCAGCCCCTCGGCCGCCTGCGCCAGCGCGTCGGTCATGGCGCTGCCCTCATCGATTACCAGCAAGACCTCGCCGTCGCCGTGCGGGTGGTAGCTGGCGAAAGCCTCGGTGTTCTGGCCGCTGATGCCTATGGCGCACCACTTGGGATGGGCGAGCTGGTCGGGATAGACCTGCAGTGCGCCCAGCTTGCCGCGCCTACCGAACGCCCGGACGTAGTGGCCCAACATGTTGGGGAACAGCACCTTGGACACCTGATCCTCTTTGGCGGACGCCATCAGCACCATGTTGTCGCGTTTGCGCGTCAGCCACCAACAGCCCAAGACGCCTATGGCCACGGACTTGCCCAGGCTGTGCGCTCCCCGGACGACGGTGCGCCGGTGCTCCTTGACCGACAGGATGGTGTCGACCTGCTGCCGGGTCAGCGCCGTGGCCCGCTTGTACTGCTGGTTCTTCTTGCTGCGGGAAAGGACCATCTCCGGCGTGATGTTCATGCCCAACTGCTGGCTGGTGAACAGCTCCAAGTCCTCGATGCGCTCGTCGCCGGGCAGCCACAGGTCGTGCTCCCCTCCCGATGCGTTGACCTTTATTGCCATGTTACTCGAACTTGACCTGGAATTGCTTGCATAAGGCCGCCATCGTCGAGAAGCAGCGGCAAGCCTCTCTGGTGGCCAGAGCGCGAGCGCTTGGGTCTTCTATCGTATCCAAGCTGTCAAGCCCTCTGCGGCCCTCTACGATCAGGAGCTGGACGACTTCGGCTATGTCCAACTGAGTGAAGTGCTTGAGGTCTTTGTGGGCATAGCATAGTTGGCCCTTGCGCCTAACCTTGTTTTTACATATCCCGTTGCCCGTCCGTGAGCATGGTGCTCCGCATATGTTCATCTCTTGTTGCTCTCCTTTAGCATGAGTCCCAGCGTGGCGGTGAAGCGTCGTCTTCGCTCCGGATCGCCCGTTCCTTTGAGCACCTGCTTGATCTTCTCAAGGTGCTTGGGCCTCCATAGATAGTACTCGACGCCCCGGATGCCCAACGACGAGATTACTGCGGCGTATCTGACCTGCTCCGCGCTCCTCTCGCCTTTGTCCGTCTTCAACTCAGCGAAAATCACGCGCGGCTCACGCTGGCTGATGAGCGTTAGGTCGGGATAGCCCACGCCCGAGAGGATGTGGCGCATGTCCCCCTGATGGAAGACCTCCCAGCCGCCCAGCTTGGCTATGGCTATGACGTGCTTCTGAAACGCGGCCTCGCTCTTGAATCTCATGGTTTGTATTTTAGCGAAAGAATCTGTAAGTTTCAACACCATGGGACTATTCAACTCGCTGGGCAACTTCTACTCGCAAGGTGATTACGACTACGACCTGAGCCCCATCGCTTGGGCACCGTTCGCCGACGCCTCGCCGATACCGCCTATAGACGATAACCTCGGGGACTACGACACCAGTAGTCTGGCCGGTCGCCGCTCGAATCTCATTTATGGGTTCATGGCCCGCGACGACAGCCAGGTGGCGTCCGACCTGCTGCTGCTCAAGTCCCCTTTGCTCAGCTCGACGTTCACGCTGGAGGGTGGCGACGAGACGGTCCGCTCCTTCGTCGCCAACGAGTTGGGCCTCGACGACGCTGTCGACCCCAACCCGCGCGCCAACTTCCGCAAGCTGCTCAGGGAAATGCTCACCTCGCTGGAGCATGGCTTCTCGATCCACGAGCTGGCCTATCCGTTCATGGACGGCGCTAACACCCTGTCGACTGAGTTCCGGTGGCAGAACAGTATCGAGGAATTTAACGACGATAGGGGCCACGTCACGAGTGTCGTCCAGCAGGTCAACGACGACAACGACATGCCCCAACAGATAACACTGCTACGCGACCGGCTCTGCTACTTCTCGCCCTACTCCATCGGCGACAGCCACCGCGGCCGCAGCCTGTTGCGCTCCTGTTATCGCCCTTGGTTCGCCAAGCTGCAACTGTTCTACGCCGACCTGCTGGGGACGCGACGGCAACTGATGCCCCTGCCGGTGGGACGCTACGAGGAAGAGGTCTCTCTGGCGGAGCGCAACGTTTTCCGTGGGCTGCTTAGTCGCATGACCTCCCATCAGTCGTCCTACCTGCTGCTGCCCAAGGACCGGCTCGAGCTCGAGTACTTGCAGTCGGCCCGCCCGGAGGTGGACATACTGGGCCGCTTCCGGTACTACAACCTAGAGATCAGCCGCTCGCTGTTCAGCCATATCCTCGACCTGTCTGAAAGTGAAACGGCCAACCGCTCCTTGTCCTCCGACCTCTACGAGATACTGTTCAACGTGCTCGGCTCGCTGCTCGACGAGGTGGTCGATGCCATTAATATTGATATCATAAAGAAGCTGGTGGCCTTCAACTTCGGGGATGCGGCGCCTAGGCCGCTGATGCGGTGGGCCAACCTCGACGCCACCCGCGTCTTTCGCATCGCCGAGCACATCGAGCGCCTCGGGCGCGGTGGCTTCATCGTCCCGGACGACGACCTCGAGGCCCAGCTTAGGGCTGATATGAAGCTCGTGGAGAAGGGCATACCCAGACAGCCGCCAATCGATCAGCCGGACGACCAACCAAACGAGGAATCCGATGACGAACCAACCGAAGAATAAAGACCCAGTCGCCGCGCTGTGGGCCGCCTGCTACAAGGGCGCCGTGGCCGAGATGTCCGAAGAGAGGGACGAAGACCGGCCCATGCCTTTTAGGCCAAGGGAGTACGCCGAGAACACCATCTTCATCTATGGCCCGTTCGTCTCCGAGAGGGTGGGCGATATGATGCGCTATTACGGTGAGTCGAACTACATGACCTACGGCGTGTTCGAGGAGCAGATGGCCCGTGTCACGGGTAACGAGCTGATGCTGCGTATCAACTCGCCGGGTGGCCAGATAGATGAGGCGGCACGCTGCCGGCTGCGCCTGCAGATGTATCAGCAGGAGGGCGGCAGGATCAATGCGCTGGTGGAGGGTATGGACGCCAGCGGATCGACCCTGTTGACGCAGTTGGCCGACCAAAGGCAGATTGCGGACATGGGATCCATGATGATCCACGAGGTGCGATACCCGCTTGATGCGTACGGCTACTACGACGAGAACGGCCTGAAGAAAGTGGCCCAGAAAGCNNNNGCGCTGGCCGAATACGTCGTGGAGAAGAACGCCATGATGGCCTCCATCTATGCCGAGTCGACCGGCCTGTCGGTGTTGCAGTGCCGCCGCATGATGACCGCAGAGACCTACATGTCCGCCAGCATGGCTGTTGACAAGGGATTTGCCGATTCTATTTTCAGACCCTAGTCGCCTCGCTTGCGTTGGCGTGGATTGAAACTATCTTTACCGTAAACCCTTTCCCACCAACAAAGGGGAAACCATGAACGAAGAACAGAGGAAGCAAGTAGCCGAAATGCTCGGCATCGCTCCGGAAGAGGTGTCCGTGGATGCCGTCATTGCCGCCTTGGTGGAGTCGCGTCAGGCCAACGATAAGGCCGAGCATGAGGCCGCTTTGGTGCAAGCGCGCGAGAGGCTCAGCAAGCACGCCGAGCGCGGCGCGGTGCCGGTGGCCTCGCTCGATGCCATCATGGATCGGATCGAGAAAGCCGACAGCGCCCAGGCACGCAAACAGCTGGCCGACCAAAACGACGATAGCTGGTGCCTGTTGCCGGACGGCCTGGTCGCGCAGAAAACGAACGGATCGCAAAGAGAAGGCAACGATGATAGCCAAGACGCGGAATCCGTCAGCGGTAAGATCGGCGAACGCGTGGCCGTGCTGGTCAAGGAAGACCCGACCCTCAACCGCGTGGACGCCTACAACCAAGCCGTCGCCGAACTCAAAGACGACGAGCGCAAAGCCTACGAGGCCGAAGAGATCGGTGTGGCCGACTGGCAGAGGGGAACCTAACCCATGGCCCTTGATTCTGGAGTTGTATATGTCAGCTATGCCTCCGGGGGCGCTGCCGCCGCCGCTGAGGCCTTCACCCTCTGCAACATCTCGGCCAACCGCCGCATGATCGCCACGGGCAACAACGCCAAGCCCGACGGTGTCTTCTACGAGGCGCCCCGGGCCGCGGGTGATGTGGTGCCGATTGCCGACTGGAGACACTCGCAGACGGTGCGCGTGGCCGCGGCCGGGGCCATCGCGGACGGTCACTTCGTCCGCGCCAACAACGCCGCTAAGGTCGTATCCGACGGCGCGGCGGCCACCGCCAACAGCATCGGTAGGTGCATCGGTGGCGCGGCCAACGGCGAAGTAGCGCAGATCCTTACCCTCGAACGATAGCGGCCATATAGGAGAATAGACTATGCCAGCCGAAGGCACGACCTATGTAAGTAGGCCACTGAGCGATCTGTCGCTGGCCTACAACAACCCGATGTCCGTGCGTAACGGACCCTTCCCCGTCAAGTACGTGACGAAGAAAAAGAGCAGCGTGTACATCATGCGGCCCGAGAACCTGCGCCACGTCAATACCGGCCCCAGGGCCTACCTCGAGCCGGCCGAACGCAGCCACTGGGTGCCGGAGCCCCACCCCTACAGCCTCGACCACCACAGCCTCTATGACCTGATCGATGTCAACCACGCCATGTTCGATATGGATGAGGTGCTCGACCCGTCCGAAGCGATGACCATGACCATGACGGGGCAACTGATGATCTCGGCTGAGGTCGATGCGCGCGATAAGTGCTTTGCGGCTGGCGCGTTCAACGCTAACTATACCTCTGTGCCGGCTAATAAGTGGGACGCCGACAACGGAGACCCCATCAGCGACCTCAACGACGCGGCACTCCAGGTGCTCATCGGGTGCGGCATGAGGGCCAACGCCGTGCTTCTAGCCGGCAACGTCTGGACGGCGCTGGTGAGCAACCCAAAGATCGTCAACCGCTTCCAGTACGTGCGAGAAGGGGACCTGACGACCGAGCAGTTCGCCGGGCTGTTCACGTGGCTGTCGCCCGAGAACGTCTTCGTCGGTGATATGGTCTTCGATGAAGCAAACGAGGGCGCGGACGCCGATAACGAGCTGATCTGGCAGGATAACTGCCTGGTCTTCCGGAGAGAAGCGGGCATGTCTAACGCCGCGATGAACCAAGCACTGCAGATAGGGTTCGGGCGCTCCTTCGAATACCAGCGTAATCGCTATGTGCGCCAGTACAAGGTCGAGAACCCAGAAGCGGATGCGGTCTATGTGGGGCTGGACTACGACCACAACGTGACCGAACAGAACGCGGGATTCCTGTTCACCGCCGCTGTTAGCTGATAACGCTCCGGCTCGATAAGATACAAGGCCGCGCAATTCTATCTCGATGGTGTCTGGGGAGAGACGTCAGAGGAAGATGGTTGCGCGGCCTTTTTGTATGGAGATGATGACATGGCACTGGCCTTTGGTACGGTCTTCCCATTCCAAAGGGTGACGCTGACGCCTAATGAGCTGGCTACGGGCAGCCTGGCCGATAATCTGGCCACGCCAAGCCTCAGAAGGAAGATGATCACACGGCACGCCGATGAACAACGNGTCTATACGGCCACGATGCTGAAGAGAGGGCGAAACGTGATCGACTTCGTCGGGATCGTGGGCTGTAACCTGCTGGGAGACGCGACGGTGATGCTGCTCAACAATAACAGGATCATCGAAACGCTCATCCTGACGGTCGATGACTCAAGGCGCGTCTTTGTGGCTACGGTCCGGACGAGGAGCGCTGTCGATGAGGTGCGTATCGCGTTCCCGCAAACGGATGAGGGGGGACGGCTGGAGTGCGCCCGAGTGGTGACGGGGAGGCTGGTGGAGCTGAACGCACAACCGGCACGCGTCAATGTGTTTAACTCGCTGCTGGGCTTCGCGCCGACAAGGGAAGGGCTGCAGGATGGAGCCGCCGCCATCGGGGTCTGGAGAACGATGCAGATACAGTGGGAGAAGCTCAGGGATGGACAGCGCGATGAGATTGAAACGGTGGTGCTCGAAGCAGGCGAATATGGGACGGTGATGGTCAATGATGACGATGTGTGGATCTATGGGCAACTGGGGGGAGGACAGGAAGGAGGAGGGGGACTCAATATTGCCGAAGAGAGGTTCTCCAAGCTGATTAATGCGTCCCTGACGATACGAGAAACGCTGGTGGTGTAACCGAGAAGGCCGACAAGGCAAGGGATACCACGGCAACAGATGCGACGGTTGACGCCATGCGTGATGCCTTGACTTGATGGAGACTGTCAAGTATAATTGGTTCGGGTTGGTGGCGACGACGACGGGACGCGTTTAGGGCTTCACTTCCGATAAATTTTTTTCTGACCCGATTTCAGCAATGCTCCGCTCCGCCATGCTCCCGCGTGCTCCCTCTCTTTAAATCCCGTGCTCCCGTTTTAGTTTCCCGCTGCGCCGCGTCTGTTTCTCGCCTGAGCGCAGTGCCACGCTACCGTTGACATTCTTTGCAAAATCACCGATGGCACGAGCCGCTGAAGCCCTCTCCAAAACTTTACTATGAGAAATTTTTTTGACGCGATCATGGCAAATCTGCGTTGATTTCTCGTCTCTCCAAAAATTCCGACAGAAATTTTTTTTGACGCGATTTCTCGTCAAATTTGAACGGTTTTCAAGGCTCTCCGTCGCGAAAACAAGGCTCTCCGTCAAGATTTCACGACGCTCAGCCCCGATTTCGAGGCAAATGATGTGAAAATTGGAAATTGGAGGAGCGTGTAAGCATTTTCCATCAGCGCAGCGCCACATCACCGCCGACTCTCCTTGCAACTGCACCGATGGCGCGAGCCGCTGAAGCCCTCCCGCGAGCCAGCATTACCGCTAAGCCCGTAGGGCACACATCACACGTCGGCGCAGCGGCAAAAGAAGCCCCATCGGGGTGGGGGGAGCAGCGGACGGGGAGGAGGGGAAGGGAAGGGGGAGCAGCGGACTGGGGGGGTGGCCCCCCCGAGAAACGGACAGGAACGCTCGGCAAAGCAAAACCCACACAATCGCAGGAGGCCGAACGCGAGGGGACGGGGGGGGGCAGAGACGGACCCAGCGACCAAGACGGGGCCTCAAGCTGGCAACTCAGGAGCGGGCGGCCAACGCAGCCATCACCGTAAGGAGAGGAGGCGACCACCGTTAGGCATGCACAACAACAGCCCGACGCCGACGCAGACGGACACAGCGCAAAACAACGAACGAGAGGCCGCCACGACCCCACCGTGACCGCAGATCGAACAGTGCCGCCCTTCGGTGCGGAGAGGAAGGACAGGCCGAGCGGGGGAGCGAGCGAAGGCCGAACAGCGCACGGGGCGGGCTGGGACGCACACGGCCCGTCAACCGACGCAGCAGAGCCGCTACAGAATGACGCGGGAAACCAGCGACGATGAGCTGACGATACCGAGACAGGGCAGACGGCACACACCGGACAAGCACACGACGCGCAGACCCCCGCGAACAACATCCAAGCCAGTATCGCGTACGCTCCCGTCACATCGCTGGTGAGCACACGGCCCATCAGAAGAGCACGGGGNGGGGCGAGCAGCGGACGGGGAGGTACCCGGGGGGANGGGGGAGCAGCGCAGTNGGGTGGGCGACAGCCCCCGGACAGGGCGGCCAAGAGAACCGCTATCATACCGACGCGTCAGCCGCCCCCAGCGAAGGCCCGCGAAGCGCTGCCGCAGCGGCGCCTGAGTCCACCCAGCCAACTACTACGATTGCCCCAGCGAAGGCCCGCGAAGCGCTGCCGCAGCGGCGTCTGAGTCCACCCAGCCAACTACGACGAGCGCCCAAGAGACTACCCCCCGGACAAGGCGGCCAAAACAACCGCTATCATACCGAACCGTCAGCCGCCCGCTAAGGAGGCCACCGCGCACTACACAAGGCCAAGNCCCCAGCCATCACACGACGGGCCGAGCGGCTAAGGCGGAGCGCAGGAGACCGGGCCCCAAGCCACTGGCCTACCCGCCACGACCAAGACAGAGAACAAAGCCACTGTGCTCCCATGCTCCCACCATCACCACCACCACGACAGAAGGGGTCGGGGGCACAAGACTAGGAAGGGTGGGCAGAAAGGCGAGCCAGCACCACCGCCAAGCCCGTAGGGCCAAGAGGACCGTTGGCGCAGCCTGTCTCGACGCCGCAGCCCACCCAGCCAATTACGACGATTCCCGCCGTTGGAGCGCCGCCCCTCGCCCCCGTACAGCCCGTAGGGCCGACCAGCCCGTCAGCGGCAAGGGCCGCACCACCCGAGCCGCGACGGGATATAGGCGCAACGGAGGTAGGACAACGCCAAGGCAACACACGACGGGCGCTAAGGCCAAGGCGGAGCGTAGGAGACCGGGCCGCAGTCCACTACCCTACCAGCCACGACCAAGACAAAGAACAAAGTCGCCACGGCTCCAAGCCGCCATCGCCACCACCACCACGACCGAAGGGGCCGGGGGCACAAGACTAGGAAGGGTGGGCAGGACGGCGAGCCAGCATCACCGACAAGCCCGTACGGGCCAAAACAACCGTCAGCGCAGCCCTCATTGCCCATCGGCCCGATGAGAACGCAGCAATGCCGGGCGGCGATGGGGGGAAGGAGGGCCGGGGAGGCCAGCGGCCCCGTTCCGACGCACGAGGGCGGCGCTGGGGGGAAACGGGAAAGGGGAGCGCGGCCCGCTAAGCTCACACCGTTAGAGTGCCGCCCCCTACCCCCGTACAGCCCGTAGGGCCTACTAGGCCGTCAGCGGCAAGGGGCGCACCACCCGAGCCGCGACGGGATATAGGCGCAACGGAGGTAGGACAAGGCCAAGGCAACACACAACGGGCGCTAAGGCCAAGGCGGAGCGCAGGAGACCGGGCCCCAGTCCACTACCCTACCAGCCACGACCAAGACAAAGCGACCAGCACAGCCGCTTAGGCTCTCTTCCTTCGCCGGACGAAGAGGCAGCAGGGGAAGGGGGCACAAGACTAGGAAGGGCGGGCAGGACGGCGAGCCAGCATCACCGATAAGCCCGTACGGGCCAAAACAACCGGCAGCGCAGCCTCTTGATACGAGCCGCTGTACGCCATTCTAAGCGCCGATCTGGCCAATAGGCCCAGCAACAAGGCCTATGCGCCGATCTCACAGGGACGCCCCCAATACGCTCCCAGTAGCGCCGATTCTCCAAGCCCCTTCACCACAAGCTCTCTGGTAGGTCTGGATTACAGGCCCCTTACTCCGCCCCGTACGGGACTATTGCTGTCGAGGGATATGGAACAAGCCCCCGTCGAGTCGGGCATAATAGCGCCGCTTATCCACATCACTATCCACGTATCCACGCCGCTGGTTAGCCTTCTCCATTAGCCGCTCGCCCCGGATAGGGTAAAGAGTATCCTTGTCCGGGCTTTATGGGTCTTCCATTAGACGCTCGCCGCTGATTAGCCTTCTCCTCCAGCCGCTCTCCCCAATCTTCTGGCAATGGATCGCCGAACATGGATATATCGCCGCCTCTACAAGAAGCGCTACAATAGCGCTGGTTTGGGTGGACGCGCTTGAAATGCTCATTGCACCATTCAGAAGCGCACTCTATCCATACTTCCTCTGATGGGGGCTTATTGCGCCGATACTGGGCCGCATTCCTACAGGTAGCCGAACAGAATCGGTGGTTATGGCTCCACTTCTCAAAGCGCTCTGTGCATCCTTCATTGGCGCACTCTATTACGGGATAGTTAGGACCGTTCTCTATACGACGCAGTCTTTTCCTACAAGCATCGCTACAGAATCTCCTACGCCTTCCCTTTGCTGGCTGGCTTATTAGAACGCTACATCCTTCGCATTGGGTCATCATTAGACGCCTCCTATTAATGGACATAATACTACGTAATCTAACGTAATCCAGCAATTAACGCCCATCTTGCTTCACTAGGCATATTGCCCAGGTGCTTTCCCTGCGCGTGCGCGTGCGCGTTATATACACAATATTGTGTAATTTACCATTTTGCTTTTCTATACGCGTGCGTGCGTAGGGTATCATATGCCTAGTGAAACAAAACGGGCGTTAATAGCCTAAATCCGACACTAACCAGTGTATCTTTGTCCCCACAGCCCCTCCTCCGCTTCTCTCCACCAAGATTGTATATACGATTCATATACAGGAAAAATCCCCGATATCTACATCAAAATTCGTAGATATGCACTAGACGTGCGGCCATTCTCGGCCCATTCCGTTGCCAAAACGGCGATATTTTGGCCAAAAAGATGGCCGAATTCTCTCAAAACATCGCCAAAATCGACGAAAACTGATAAAATTCGCGCCTCTCTTGCAGCCTTGTCACCCTGTTTCGCTCCTTTTCTGTTCTAAATCACTCATTATATTAGAGGAACCTCTAACAGGACAGAGAATCCATGGCCATCTCACTCGCAACCTCTTTCCCCTTCAACGCCGATGGGGTCGCCGTCGTCGTCACGCCGGACGACCTATCCGAATCCTCTCGCGCTGCTGACATACGGGACGTCAACCTCCGCCGTCGCCTCATCACCAACGCCCGCGCCGCGGCTCAGGCTTATACCGTCACGCTCACCGCCGGAGCCGACCAGCGGATTAACTTCGTCTCCATCATCGACCCCAACGTCACCGGTCAGGCCACCATCAACCTGCTGCCGACCGCTGGCAACCAGGTCATCAACAACGGTCAGACCGCACAGGCTCTCGTCTCTGGCCAGTCGGCCCACCGGCTGTTCGCGCAGACCTACACCGGCGTTCGCCGCATACAGGTCGTCTTTCCCCAGGTCGCGGCCAGCCGTCGCCTCGAGACGGCGCTCATCATCGCTGGTGAGCTCGTCAGCCCGCAGGCCCTTCCCCAGTCCGTCCGCATTAACCTCGGCCGCTTGCGCTTCGAGCGCCTTCCGCGCGGCATCCAGATACCCTCCAGCAGCCGCGCCCTGTTCCGCGAGGTCAACATCACCTGGACGGCCCTTTCCCGGATCGAGCGCGACGAGCTTCGCGACCTCTACCGGGCCACCAACGCCACCTCCTCGATAGTCTTCTACGACGACACCCAGTCCGATGATGTCGTGTACGGGTTCGTGGACGGGCCGCTGGTGATCACGGACCGTCAGTTCAGCGACTACAGCGACGCCCGGCTCCGCTTGCAGGAAGTGGTACCCTCAACCTGATGGCCGACCACTACCCCCGCGCGTTCATCCCGGACCGGGCCTTTAGTGTCGTCACCTCGACCCTGTCCAGCGGCTCCTTGACCGAGACCGTCGATGGGGAGGAGCCGTCCGTCAAGGAGAACCTGGCCAACTTCGACCCGCTGCTGCGCTTCTACACCTCCGGCCTGGACGTAGCCAACGCCATCACGTGGAACATAGAGCACCTGTCAACCACCGACCGGCCCATCAACGCCATCGCCTCCCTGTTCTACCGGCTGTCCGCGCAGGCCGTCGCCGTGCGCCTCCGCAGCAGCACCGGTGCCGTGGAAGAGACCGTCCCCATCGTCCAGCTCGACCTTTCCGGCATCCCCTCCCTGCGCGTTGACGAGGCCACACAGACCAGAGACCTCCGGACCATCCGCTACCAGATAGCCCAGCCCCGCTCCTTCCGCACCGTCGTCGGCTTCGTCCAGCCCGGCCAAGTACAGCAGCTCGGGCGCGAGATACGCGGCTCGCTCGAGCGCCGCCAGAACCGCTCCCGCGTCGTCGACCCTTATGCGCCGCCCATCCGCCAGGGCGAGTACTCCGTCTTCCGCTACGTGGCCTTGGACGCGGCTGCCGCCGACCAACAGCTCATCGAGCAATGGGCGTCGCTTCCCATCCTCATGTTCGAGATAGAGCGCGGCGACTGGCGCATGGGCTCGGTGGCCATCAGCGGCACGGAGCGGGCTGGACTGCGCTCGGACGTCGACTTCACCTTCACGGAGATACTGGTGTGACCGTCGAGATACTCGTTGAGATAGCCGCCACGCCCAATGTCACGCTCCGGGGCTCCGACCGCCGCAAGGTGCTCGAAGACGGCACCAACTACGGCAACTTCACCGTCCACGACGCCTCCCTGCGCCAGTCGGCCAACGAGTTCGGGCGTCCCGGCCGTCGCCCCACCGACTGGCTCGACG